GAGCCAGTATTACGTGAAGTAAAAGGTAGACGAGGTATCACAGACTTTAGAGTTGTAGCAGATGAAACTAATAATACACCTGCAGTGATCGATAGAAATGAGTTTATCGCAAGTATCTTCATTAAGCCGGCTAGATCTATCAACTATGTTACACTTAACTTTGTAGCTGTTAGAACTGGTGTCGACTTTGAAGAAGTCGTTGGCACAGTTTAGGAGGTAGAAAATGGCAGTATTAGGCGTAGATGATTTTAAATCAAAGCTTAGAGGCGGTGGGGCTCGTCCTAACCTCTTCAAAGCTACAATAAACTTTCCTGGCTATGCTAATGGAGATGCAGAACTGACATCGTTTCTTTGTGAAACCGCTCAGCTACCTGGATCTACATTAGGTCAAATTCTCGTACCATTTCGTGGTCGACAATTAAAAATGGCCGGAGATAGAACTTTCGATGTGTGGACAGTCACAATTATCAATGATACTGATTTTGCTATCAGAAATGCAATGGAAAGATGGATGAACGGTATGAATGCACATAGTGCAAATACTGGTCTTACAACTCCAGTTGCATACGAAGCAGATCTTTTCGTTGAGCAATTAGACAGGTCAGGCGATACACTTAAGAAGTACACCTTTAGGGGGTCATATCCACAAGATTTGTCACCTATAGATCTCAATTATGGAACTAATGATGAGATTGAAAGGTTTACTGTAACGTTTGCGTATCAATATTACGATACAGATACCACTAGTTAAGGCAATATAAATAGTAGGAGGGCTACAGTCCTCCTTACTATAAAGGAATTCTAAATGGCAGAAAATTCAATTAAATTATTTGGTTTTGAAATAACAAGAGCAAAGGATAAAAAATCACTTGCTTCACCCGTTCCGCCAAGAGACGACGATGGTGCTGGATATGTCACTGCAACAGCCGGTGGTGCGCACTACGGTCATTATATTAATATGGATGGAGATGATTCTAAAGATAATGCTCAGCTTATATTAAAGTACAGAGGGAGTGCTATGCACCCGGAAGCTGATGCAGCTATTGAAGATATTGTAAATGAATCCATAACAGCAAATGAATTAAAACCAGCAGTTGCTATAAACTTAGATAATGTACCGCTTAGTGATTCAATTAAAAAACAAATGAATGAAGAGTTTGAAAAAATTTATAACATGTTAAATTTTAAAGAACTTGGTCATGATATATTTAGAAGATGGTATATTGATGGAAGATTATACCACCATTTAGTGGTTGACGAATCTAATTTAGCAGCAGGTATACAAGAAATAAGATATATTGATGCTGCAAAAATGAGGAAAGTAAAACAAGTTAAAACTAAAAAAGATCCATTGACTGGAGCAAAACTTGTTGAAAAGGTTGATGAATTTTATATATTTCAAGAGAAACCAGGAGCACAAAATGCTGGCGTAAAAATGACTCTTGATTCAGTAAGTTATATTACTTCTGGACTTTTAGACGAAACTAGAAAGAAAGTTATTTCTTATTTACATAAAGCTCTTAAGCCTATAACACAATTAAGAATGATGGAAGATTCTCTTGTAATTTATAGATTAGCAAGAGCTCCTGAAAGAAGAATGTTTTATATTGATGTAGGTAACTTACCAAGAGGTAAAGCCGAGCAATATATGAAAGATATCATGTCAAAGTATCGTAATAAATTAGTGTATGATGCTAAAACTGGTGAAATAAGAGATGACAGAAAACATATGTCAATGCTCGAAGATTTTTGGTTACCAAGAAGAGAAGGTGGCCGAGGTACTGAAATTTCAACTTTACCTGGTGGAGAAAACTTAGGACAGATTGATGATATTATATATTTTCAAAAGAGATTATATAGATCACTTAACGTTCCTATGAACAGACTTGAACAAGAACAACAGTTTTCTTTAGGAAGAGCTACTGAAATAAGTAGAGATGAATTAAAGTTTCAAAAGTTTATCGATCGTTTAAGAAATAGATTTGCAAATTTATTTTATGATATCTTAAGAAAACAATTAATAATGAAAAATATTATAACTGAAGATGATTGGAATACTTGGAAAAATAAATTGACAATTGATTATTCTCGAGACAATCATTTTTCTGAACTAAAAGAAGCAGAGTTATTAAGAGAAAAAATACAAAGTTTAGATCAAGTTTCACAATATGTTGGAGAATATTTTTCTAAAGAATGGGTACAAAGGAATATTCTACTAATGGACGATGATCAAATTAAGAATATGGAAAAAGAAATTGCAGCCTCACAGGCGCAAGAACCAGACGATGACCAAGGAGCAGTATAATGGATAATGTCGAAAATATTGAAAACACAGAGCAAGAAACAAATCCAATTCAGGATTTAATTAAAGCTTCTCTAGATAAAGACTATAATAATGCAAATAAGATATTCGGTGAAGTTATGACAATAAAAATGTCAGATCTTCTTGATCAAGAAAAAGTCAGAATGGCTGATCAAGTATACAATGGAGCTGAAGAAGAACCAGAAGAAGATCCGGATTTAAATGATGAAAAAGAACATGAAGAAGATTTAGAATCTGAAGAAACTGATGAAGAGCCTGAAGACGAAGAAGAAGTGTAAATCATAAAAAGTATAAATATAACTAACATGAAAACTTTTTTACAACTAAGAGAATTAACAGGAAGAAAGCCTATAGGTAAACCGGTATTTGATAAAAAGATTAATCGTGTTCCTGTTAAGATTCATAATGAAAAAAATAAATTTGTTGTTTATATTGATGGCGATAGATTGGATGCTTACAACTCTCAAAGAGAAGCTGAGAAAGCTGCAATTGAATTTATGAAACAATATAGAGGTTAATATGAAACTAATATCAGAATTTGTAGAAAACGATATTGAGTTCTTAATTACCGAAGATAAAAAAACTGGTAAAAAGAATTATGGTATTCAAGGAATCTTTGCACAAGCAGAGACTAAGAATCGAAACGGTCGTATATATCCAATGCCAGTAATGGAAAAGGCACTAGGTAAATATAATAATGACCAAGTGTCAAAAGGAAGAGCAGTTGGAGAACTGAATCATCCTGAAGGTCCGACCGTTAATTTAGATAAAGTTTCTCACAAGATTAATGAACTCAAATTTGAGGGAAATAATATTGTGGGCAAAGCATCGATACTGAACACCCCTATGGGAGAAGTTGTTAAAGGCTTACTCGATGGCGGAGTTACTTTCGGTGTATCGACTCGTGGTATGGGAAGTTTGAGCCAGCGTAATAACGCAATGGTCGTCAACGACGATTATATTCTTAACGCGGTAGACATCGTGCAAGATCCATCCGCACCTAGCGCTTTTGTTAATGGGATAATGGAAGGTGTTGAATGGGTTTGGAATAACGGTATTATAGAAGCACAAACAATTGAAAGAATGGAGACTGAAATTAAAAAGGCTCCACGCGCTGATCTCTATGAGACACAAGTTCGTGAGTTCAAAAATTTCCTCTCGTTATTAAAATCAAAATAAGGAGTCTAATATGACTGATAAAGAAATAGTCGAAGATCAGGACGTGGAACTCCAAGAAGACGATGAGGAAATCTTGGAAATGAAACACGATCCTAAGAATGCTGAAGCTCAGTCAGTTGCTTCTATTGACAAAGCAGGTGATGCTACTGGAACCGCTCCAAAGCGTAAAGGTGACAACACTAAGAAAGATCCAATGCCAAAAACTAAAGCAGGCATGATTGCTTCTCTAGTTGGAAAAATGCAAGGCATGAAAAAAGAAGCTTTAATGGCTATGTACAATAGTACAGATCCTGAAGCCTTTGACGGCGAAGCGATCGCTGAAGAAGAAATTAAAGATCAAGTTCAAATTGAAGTTGACTTTAAAGATGATCTTAAAGCACTTGTTAATGAAGAAGCTACACTGTCTGATGAATTCAAGCAGAAAGCAGAAACTATCTTTGAAGCTGCAATCAATACAAAAATAAATGCAGAGATTGACAGATTAGAAGAGAAGTATAATGAGGAGCTTTCAGAAGAAATCGAAAGCACCAAAAAGGACCTTGTGGAAAAAGTAGACAGCTACCTAAACTACGTAGTTGAGGGCTGGATGGAAGACAACAAGTTAGCAATCCAAAATGGTTTAAGAACTGAAATTGCTGAAGATTTTATGAATAAGTTAAAAGACTTATTTGTTGAGTCTCACATTGAAGTGCCAGAAGATAAAGTTGATCTTGTTGACGAACTCGCAGACAACGTTGAAGAACTTGAGGCTAAACTCAATGAATCAACTGAAAGGTCAATTCAAATGGCTGAAGAGTTAGAGACATATAAGAGGGAGTCTGTCATTAGAGAGGCAACCAAAGATTTGGCTGAAACTCAAGTCGAAAAGCTAAAGTCATTAGCAGAAAACGTAGATTTTGATGACGAAGAAACTTTTGCACAAAAAGTTGCTCAGTTAAAAGAATCATATTTCTCTAAGACTGCAAAAACCCAGGAAGATATCGTTGAAGATGATGATTCACCAGTAGTTGAGTCAACAGGTTCAATGGAGTCTTACCTTAAAGCAATCAAAAAAACTGCAAATAAATAGGGAGTCCTAAAAAATGACAGTATCATACGATAGATTGATCGAAAAGTGGGCACCAGTACTGAACGAAGAGTCAGCTGGTACCATTACAGATCACCATAAGAAAGCTGTGACTGCTGCAGTACTTGAGAATCAGGAAATCGCTCTTAGAGAAGAAGGATTGATCTCAGAAGCAGCTCCAGCAAATGCAACAACATCTGTAGCAAACTGGAATCCAGTATTAATCGCACTTGTAAGACGTGCAATGCCAAACCTAATGGCATATGACGTTTGTGGTGTTCAGCCTATGTCCGGACCAACTGGCTTAATTTTTGCCATGAAGTCAAGATATGGTGGTGGAGACACAGCAAATAGAGAAGCACTATTCAACGAAGCTGAGACTCAGTTTTCTGGTGACAGTGCTGGTACTCACGATTCTGATAACGCATCAGGTCTTAACGGTATTAGTGATACCGATGCTGATAGCACAATTGATGATCAGCGTCTTACATCTCTTGCAGCTGGTGGTATGACAACAGGCGAAGCTGAAAAGTTAGGTTCAACTGGAGAGTCTTCATTCAGAGAGATGGGATTCACTATTGAAAAAGCAACTGTGACTGCTAAGTCAAGAGCTCTAAAAGCTGAATACAGCTTAGAATTAGCTCAAGACCTTAAAGCAATTCACGGTCTTGACGCTGAGACAGAATTGGCAAACATCTTGTCAACAGAAATCTTAGCTGAAATCAATAGAGAAGTTATCAGAACTATTAACTCTCAAGCTAAAACTGGTGCTCTACAATCAAACACTGCAATTAATGGTATCTTTAACGTACAGACAGATGCAGATGGCAGATGGTCAGTAGAAAAGTTTAAAGGACTAATATTACAGATCGAAAGAGAATGTAATCAGATTGCAATCGAGACACGTAGAGGTAAAGGAAACTTTCTCATATGTTCATCTGATGTAGCATCTGCATTAGCTGCAGCTGGTATGTTAGACTATACACCTGCATTATCAACAAACTTAAATGTTGATGACACAGGTAATACTTTTGCTGGTGTTTTAAACGGTAGAACAAGAGTATACATTGACCCGTATGCAAGTGCAAACTATGTAACAGTTGGTTATAAGGGAACTAATCCATATGACGCTGGTATATTCTATTGCCCATACGTTCCATTAACAATGGTACGTGCTGTTGGTGAGGATACATTCCAGCCAAAAATTGGTTTTAAAACCAGATATGGAATGGTATCAAATCCATTTGTAGGCGCAACACCTGCTAATGGCCTAGCCGCTGTTAAGACTAACCAGTACTACAGAATATTCAGAGTTGACAATATTCTAGGTGCTTAAGTCTTAGTACTATAATATCAAAAGAGGGGCGCAAGTCCCTCTTTTTTTTATATAAATAGTATTATGGAAATATTTTTAGTAACATTATTTGTATTCATGTCATTCATAGCTTCAAGCTTGTCACTAGCATCTATGCTTAAGAGACCAATAAAAGGAAGTTGTGGTGGAATAAACTGTAGGTGTAAAGATGGCACTAACCACTAACTTCAATTATCTACAACCTACTGGGTTTAAGCTAGTTATAGATAGAAAAAATTATCCGAATTTAGAATTCTTTTGTCAAGATTTTACTCATGCTGGTGTTATTATGAATAGCGCAGATATTGGATATAAGAAAATTGCAGCTATACCATTTATAGGTGATAAGTTAACTTACAATGAAATGCTAGCAAATATTATTTTAGATGAAGATATGAAGTCTTATATTGAAATGCATAATTGGATGAGAAGAATACTCGATCAAGATAATGTAACACCTTTAGACAGATTTAAAAATGCTACGCAGCGTCCACCTTCACAATCAGATATTACGTTATCAATATTAAATAGTGCAAACAACGCTGTAGCACAAATAACATATAGAGATAGTATACCAGTAGCATTGACTGATATACAGTTTCAAGCAACAAGCGGAGCTGAATCGTTCTTAACATTTGGTGCGTCTTTTAGATTTACGTATTTTGATATTAAAATATTTAATTCA